TGGAAGTCAGGACATACGCGTTGTCTGCACCGATCGTACCTTCTTCAACGAACGTAAATAGGCCGCCCGTAACCTCGGCTGCCGAATCTGCGTCAGTTGCACGAGTAAGTACGAAAGCAGTAGAACCGTCACCAACGGTAGTAACTGTGTAAATACCGTTTTCAGAAGCAGTGTCCTGGTCTTTGACAAGAATTCTATCACCTTGAGCAGGAGAAATGTCGTCTACAGAGATAGCACCATTGGAATCTGCTGTAAGAGTAGCACCAACACCAGCAGTACCATTATTGTATGTAGCGGAGAGATCTGCCGTCGTAGCAGCTCGAACAGAGTCTTTAATATCGAGAGCTTGTTTTACGCTATCAACATAGGACTTGGTAGCAGCATCTGTTGATTGAGTCGGGGTTCCAACATTAGTAACACGGTTTGTGCCCATGTCAATCGTCTGAGAGCCTGCAACCGTAAATCCACCATCAAAGTCGGCAGACTGTTCAAAAGTTGCAGTACCTTTGACAAGAATTGCATCATCAGAAGCATTCCCAAGAGTAACAGCTCCGTTAAAAGTTGCTGCTCCTGTAACCCCAAGAGTATCATTTAAAGTAGTAGCGCCATCTGCCTCTAGCGTGCTAGCAGCATAGACTGCACCCGCTGCGGAGACTGTAAAGCTACCTGTACCAACATCAACTGCACCACCAACTGTGAGAGCATTGCTAATATTGACTTCTGTAGCTGCATCAATATCAACAGTCGGTGCTGTAATCGCAAGTTCAGTATCTGCTGCAATATCAAGCTGCCCATCTGCACTTGAATAAACTTTTAGAGCAGAATCGCGGAACTGAAGCTCGCTGCTGCTATTAAGCAAAAGACCCGTATCAGGAACATGAGTAAAGCTAACTTCACTATCTGCACCAAAGTAAAGATTTACATTGTCAGACTTGAGACGAAGCGCAGCATCTGCCTGAAGTTCTTTACCAATAACAACTTTTTCACCAGAATCAGTTGTTGTAACTTTAATATAAGAAGTACCGCCTTCATTAATATCAAAAGCATTTACTGTGTTATCTTTTACAGAGATGCTATTAGCCTGTGCGGACAGATCAATTGTGCCGCCGTGCGTAACAACAAGGTTTCCAACCGGAGCAAGAGTAAGGGCACCTGCTGCAGAAACAGTACCTGCGACTCTAAGTTCTTTACCGACAACAACTTTCTCAGCTCCATTGGTAGTAACGAAGTTTAGGTAAGAGTTACCTCCTTCGTTAATATCAAGAGCACTAGCTTCGTTGTCAGGAATCGTCAGGCTAGTAGCTTGCCCAGCAAGACTAACCACTCCGCCGTGCGTAATTGTAAGATTACCAACAGGAGCAAGAGTCATACCTGCCGCAGCAGAAATAGTTTCTGCAACTGCAAGTTCTTTGCCTACTGTGACTTTCTCGCTGCCGTCAGTTGTTGTAACTTTAAAGTAAGAAGTGCCCCCTTCATTAATATCAAGAGCGTTTGCTTCGTTATCTTTAACAGTCAGACTAGTAGCTTGAGTAGCAAGACTAACAGTTCCGCCATGTGTAATTACAAGATTCCCAGTAGGAGCAAGAGTAAGATTACCAGAAGCAGTAGAAATTGTATCCGTGCTGCCAGTAACTACAATATTACCTGCTTTAAGAATGTCAACCTTGCTGTTGGAATCAACAATAATAGCAGAGCTGCCAGTAAGCGTACCCGGCTGATGGTCAAGCATAGTAGTAAAATAATTACCGCCAATTACAGTTACTGCATCGCTATTTGCAGGGTCGCCAATATAAAGCCGCTGTCCGCCATCGGCATAAGTACCGGCACCACCAGTAAAGGCAAGCTCACCGCCCGACAGACTAGAAGGAGCAGTTGACCCTGTGCTTCTTTTGATCTTAATAGTTTGTGCCATAGTATTATCCTAAACGAGCTTAAAAGCTCCCTGCATCTATCGTGTCAGAATCATTACCTTCACCACCTATCATTATAGGCACAAAAGCGTAAGTTCCCGGGGAAGTTTCCCGATAGATTTTTAACTGATTATCGTCAGTGTCATAGTACAAATCGCCCTCTGCAAGATTCGTAGTATTTGCAGTAGGAGCGGATGTTTGAACAAAAAATTGATTTGCTAGAAAATCGAGAGCACTCTTTACTGTGCTCTGTCCAGACAGAGTGCCTACTCCGTTGCTATAAGTTAGTAGGCTTGCATCTGTAGGTGCGCCTGCTATCGAGGTACTAATAGTAAGAACAGTAGTTTGTGCGGTAGCAGTTAGGCTTGTAGTATCTGGAGTAATATAAAGTTTGACAGCCATTATCTAGTAACTTCTGGAGTCACTCTCGCTACTCCCTGCAACAGTCTACTTACCGTGTTGGAAAAAGTATTTTCTACTTCTAGATCGTAGTAATATTTCCCGGCAGCAATATTTGCTGTGTCAGCGTATGACAAGACCATTTTAATCTTGCCATTTGCTGAGTCAGGAATTGTACACGTAAATGAAGCTGTGAGTGTGTTGGAGGTAGGCGTAGGGCGTAGTTGTGCACGAGCAGTATGTGTAGATAAGTTCACATACGCGTCATTCTCTTGCATCTGGATTTCCAGAGCAAAATCAGATCCCTGATCAATAACAATGTCGTAAGTTCCTGCGGCCATTTTCTACCTCCTTTTGAAAATTATACCAAAAAATTTTGGTAAAGTCAAGAACTATTTTTAAGAAGGTGACTGTTCTTAGGCCGCAGAGTATTTTTTGTATTACTTTAAGAGGGCTCAGATGGCCAAATAACTTGATTTAGATCTGTAATGTTTGGATTATTTGCAGGTACGTCTCGAAGTGCCTGACGATAAGTTTGCCAGGCGGTTTTTTGTTCTGCGGTAAGCGGAGCGTCGGGAATTTGGGTCCAATCTGACTCTACTAACTTACCCGTTCTTAGTTGTCGTAACCCTTCGAAGAGTCTAGCAGAGTCTAGTTCCCAAGATTCTGAAGATAGCACCCAATTATAATACTCTCCGGGCTTTTCAGGCTTTGTTTGCCATCCATTTTTATAATACTTTGTTTTTACAAATGTGGGGCCATCTTCATCCGCAGCAATTTCTCGTGCTGTATACTCCCCATAAACTTGTCCGTCGGTATAATCATCATCATTTCCTGGAGACACTATATAAACAACAGTACCTTGGGAGTTTAAAAAAGCAAATTGTTTCATTATCCTACCTCTCTTAGAATTAAATAAGTCATATCCAAATCTCTAGTAAAATATCCATTTTGGCTTGGGTTTGGATAACCTACTCTATAATATAAATTATGTATGTGAATTCTTCCAGCAGTAGAGCTAGTCCACTCATATTCATATCCATTCATTGAAAGTGTATATCCAGAAGAACCTAAATCTAATTCCCAGGCTAAACAGTTATTCAGAACTACATAAACATTTGATAGGTCTGAATAACTTGTAGTCGCAGAAGGGAATGATATTGTAGTAGTTCCTGAGTCCGTAGAATTGAACCCCCCAGTCGCTAAAATTGTAAAATGTTTAGAGATGTTAGAAGTAAAAGCTACATCCCCATTACTTTTATAAACTTCTAGTCCATAGCCGCTTGTCGAGGGAGTATAGAGGCCCCCCATATCTCTGAGTATATTTGTAACTGCCGTATCTGGATGGTCCAAATTTGGTGGACATTTTGCGCCAATTATCGCTTCCCAATAAACAATAGTAGTACTTCTGAAGCCCCGAGCTAAAGTACCATTATCATTTGTTCCTGTTCTAGCAATAATCAAATCATTTGCAACAGCCCCTGAAATATTAGGGTAAGTTATTGTCTCATTAGGTGGAGTTCCTGCTGCCAAATTTTGCGTTGTATAGGTTGTACTCTTTAACCCAAAATTTGCATAAGTATCATCCACCAAAATTCTATCATTATTATTTAAAATCTGAATACCATAACTCATGATCTAATTATCCAATATAGAACCGTATATGACGCAAAGGCACTATTATAGAAGGTAAAAGTGTTAGCAGACTTAGTATAAGTAATATTGGCTGCCACACCGGTTGATAGTGTGTGAAAAGCGCTCCAGCTATCGTTATTCTCAGCCCCTGGAACTGTAACTGCGACGGAACCGTTGGCAGGTACAGTGGCAGTACCATACTGTACAAATCGAGCTACCCGATTGGATAGCTCGAGAACTTTTACTCCACTTGAATTAAAAATTTCAGCACCATAGGCCATTTAATTTTCTCCTACAAAAGAATTGCATATAAATCCTCCGCCTCAAGGTACACCCTATACCCTTGCTCCTTTAATATACTTGACAAAACTTCTGAGTCTATATGCTTAGTCTCTGCCTTTATAAAAGCAGGTTTAACTTTCCAAGAATACTTTTTAAATATATTTAGTTCATGCCCTTCTGTATCTACTTTTAAGTAATCTAAAGAAGAAACATTATATTTGTCTAAAAGCGTATCTAAAGTTATACAAGGGACTGTTACTACTCTATCATAAGAAACTTCTTTATTATTGCCTAAGTTATACAAACAAGTACCTTCATGAGAATCAGATATTACAGTTGAAATACCTCGCTGCCACCCTTCTATATCTTTGGAAATCGCAAAATCTACAAACCCATTCGTATCTGATATAACAGAACTATCTAATATAAGATTAAAATGGTACTTACTTTTTTCTGCTAATTTTTTAATATTATTATAAAAAGGAATAGCAGGCTCTACCATTATACCTTTCCAATTTCCTGACTCTATAAACTCTAAATTTGTATCAAAGTCCGAAGTACCTATTTCTAGGAAAGTTTTAAGCGGACTCATAAAACTCTCCTTCATCTTCTGTTCTTGCTGTCCACAGTACTAAAGAGTATTTTACTCCACTTTCAAGAGGCAGACTTTCGTGTGGATGCGTAACTTGAGCAGGCCAAAACACCCCATCACCAATTTCTAAACTCTCGTTAGTTGTTTTTTGTCGAGGAAAGTTGAGTAACCCTCCAGTATAATCATCATTCAATTTAATTGCTGCTGAAATCATACTCATATCATGATGTAAAGGTAAAGAGGTTTGATGCCCTCCAATATATTTAATTACAAATAAGTCTCTAATCTTTGGTGCTTTTAATTTAGGCCAATACTTTTCTAAAGCGGGTCGAACAACGTTTTCGTACTCTTTGTAAAAATCCCTTTTAAAAGACTTATCATTTAGTGTATTTAATCTGATTTCTTGCCCAGGAACTATATCATTTGGTAATTGATGCCAATTACCCTGTCTTTCACAAGCTTCAATCAAAGATTGACACCATTCTCTAGTAAATAGCCCTGGAATACACACAATGTCCTTGTCTAACAAAGTAATATTTAGGTTATTCCATTTTTTATATAGAGTATCAAAAACTTCTTTTGTTCTTTCTCCTCCGTTTCCATGAATAACACAGGTCGTACATCTAGTTGCTTTATTGACAATAAAATTAGAACCTATTACAGCATCGTTTTCAGCATCTGCTAGACAGAAAAATAAGTAACTTTCTACATCTAATACTATATCGTGTTTGTTACTTAAAAACTCTCTTTGCATATAAAGCTGATCATCTTCATGATCTTCGATCGGATTAGAAAATAATTTTTTCAATGATTTTGCAGTGCCAATATATGTTCCAGAGTTTAAGTATCTAAATTCCGTATGGCTTTCTGGAAATTGAGTTGCTATATTTGTATCTGGCCAACAAGTTTTTTCGGCAGAAAATACTATTTCTTTATCAAATCCCAAGTATCTATCTAAAATTTCCTCTCTGCTTGCAGCAAGAAAAGTATCATATCCGTCAATAAACATAATAATAGAATCATCCGGGACGGATGAAAGATACTGTTTCATCAAATTTATTTTCTGACCGCCTCCTGGACCCTGCATAGTACCTCCGCGCCAGGATACTCCCTTTCCTATATTTACGTCTATATCAGATAAATTCTTTTCCATTCTAGTTTCGTCAGTACCGCATGAAACTATTCTAAAGTCAAAGTCTTTCCATAAAGGGGATTTCTCTGTTTCAGAAACTTCAAATGCCCCCTTGAAAGGCTCCATTAAAGGAGTAATAAAAGAGGCAACTTTAAAACTAAGATTTTGATTTAACGCAGGGTCTCTATGAATGTTTAATACTGCGGGCCCTGCTTCATCTGCTGGAATAAGAGGGTTATTTAAATAATAATCAATTAGAGCTTGTGCTACTTTTGGAGTAATATAGTAAGAGCACATCCAATAAGTAAATTTAGGCTTTTTTAATTCACTATTAATTACTTCACATTCACCCTGCATATCCTTGTAGCCAAGATATAGAAAGTCATAATTACTGTATTTTTTTACTAATTCTTGATAATTTGAATTTAATACTTCTACATCATCTTCTAAAACAATAATTGGCTCGTCTAGAACGGTGCAAAGTTTCCAGGCTTTTATATGGCTCATTGCACAGCCTACTTCACCCTGTGTAATTCTTCGTCCGCTACTAGGGTCTCTCCATTCTTTGCTTACTTTAAAAGGGGCTATAGACTCTGGGGTTTGTTCTCTTCCATCTACTGCTTTTACTCTGATAGCATTTGGAAATTTACTAGTCATGTCTTTGCGTTTATCTACGCATCTATCTAAGTTTAAAAATACTTCTTTTATCATTCTGACAGTATCTCCAATAATCTACGACGAGTAGAAGAAAGATCGCTGCACAAATATTGTTCAAAATACCATGCAGTAAAACTATTAGCTAATCTATAATTGTACCAGGACAAATCAGATACAAAATTGGGCAATTGCTGTAAGTGCCTTAAATCCTTAGTAGCCCAATGATATTCTGGATAACCATATGAAATTACAGGAACTTGGTGAAGCAAACATTCTAGTCCTGAAGTACTGTTTTCTACAATTGCTACTCGAGTGTAAGGGAGCACATCAAATAGACTAGTATAGCCTGTTAGTACAATAATTCCTTGATCTCTCCATCTATTTACAGCATCAAAGTATCGAGGCTGAGGAGCGTAGTCTTCGTCCTCTGCATCAAACAAATGAGGATGCAGTTTAACTACTAAGTTATTTAAGTGAGAAAGACTGTCTACTATTGCTTCAAGTTTTGTAAAATGATCTCCAAAGGAAATTTTAGTACACGTTTCATCATGAGGCAATTGTCCTAAGATAAGAGTATGGTTTCGAGGAAGATTTAGTGTTTCTTTTTCACCAAAGCCACACCATTCTCTATCCGACCATTTATTTGGTCTATTTTTTATAATATCAGGAACTACGTTGTTGAAAAAATTAGCACTATTGTAGTTAATAAAATCAGGTTTATTATAAGTAATATAAGAAGCCGCAGCGTACCCTTGGGAATCTAAAGTAAAATGATTTGGGCTGGGAAGAGTGGGTTTTATAAAAAGTGTTTTTCTTCCTTTATAAAACCCATTTCTTTCTATGTCCTCTATATAAGTATGATTATACACATATATAGCATCATTACTGTCTGTTATTCCGACTGTTGCATATTCCGGTATCTCTTGCATATCAAGATGGGGGCTTATAAAAATGTCAATTCCTAACTCATGAAGAGCGTCCATAACATTTCTATAAGCACTATACCATCCTTTATATACGTCTAAATACCTTCGTCCACAGATATTTGCTTTCATTCATACTGCCTTAATTGCAAAAATTTTATACATTATACCTTATAAAAAGCAATTTGTCAAGAACTTTTTTAGGATAAATCACCAATTTTTACACGGAGAACGTTTGAGTTATAAACTTTAAGACCTCCGGCACTCAGTTCCACTCTCTCATTCCCGGTCTCTAGCTTAATAGTATCCATACTTATCAGACCACTTGATCCTGTAAGCTCTGTTAAGGTTGGGTTTGCATTATCTGCGTCTTGATTTTGGAATACTTTTCCACTTACAGCGTCCCAATATACGGAGTTTTGAAGAACAGTAGATAGCCCAGAGAAGTTCTTAATTGCTGTAACTCGCTCTGCGTTAGTGTCTACAGCACTGTCAAAACCAATCACAACGTATGGAGCATCTGCGCCTGGAGAGCCTTGGGAACCTTTGATGCCTAAATCGCCTTTAACACCTTTATCACCTCCAGCACCTTCAGAGCCCTTTACACCTTTCGCACCCGCAGAGCCTTTAACACCTTTATCACCCCCAGCACCTTCAGAACCCTTTACACCTTTCGCACCCGCAGAGCCTTTAACACCTTTATCACCTCCACTACCTTTTGGACCTTTAGTACCCTGAGCACCAGCAGAGCCTTTAACACCTTTATCACCCCCAGCACCTTGAGAGCCCTTTACACCTTTTGCACCCGCAGAGCCTTTAACACCTTTATCGCCTCCACTACCTTTTGGACCTTTAGTACCTTGAGGACCAGCGGAACCTTTATTACCTTTATCACCTCCATCACCTTTAGCGCCCTTAGTACCTTGAGGACCGGCGGAACCTTTATTACCTTTATCACCCCCATCACCTTTAGCGCCCTTAGTACCTTCGGCACCTACTGCACCCTTGACACCTTTATCACCTCCAGCACCTTTAACACCTTTATCGCCTCCAGTACCTTTTGGGCCCTTAGTGCCTTGATCCCCTTGAGGTCCTTTATCACCTTTAGGCCCTGCACTACCTTTAGGGCCAGGAGTCGTACCCGCGGGTCCTTTAGGTCCTGGATCTCCTTTTGTGCCGGGCGGGCCTTTTGGTCCGGGTGTAGTTCCTGCAGGTCCTTTAGGTCCTGGATCTCCTTTTGTGCCTATAGGCCCCTTTTCGCCTTTATCTCCTCCAGTCCCTTTTAAACCTTTATCGCCTCCAGTACCTTTTGGGCCCTTAGTGCCTTGATCCCCTTGAACACCCTTAACCCCTTTATCGCCTCCAGCACCTTTTTCACCTTTAGCCCCTGCACTGCCCTTAACCCCGCCAGTACCCCCCGGGCCTTTTTCACCTTTTGTACCTTGAGCGCCAGCGGAGCCTTTAGCTCCCCCAGTACCGACGGGGCCTTTGGCACCTTTTGTACCTTGCGGGCCTGCAGAGCCTTTATTACCCTTAGTACCCCCCGGGCCTTTTTCACCTTTAGTACCTTGAGGACCAGCAGAGCCTTTATTACCTTTGGTACCTTCCGGACCTTTTTCACCTTTAGTACCTTGAGGACCAGCAGAGCCTTTATTACCTTTGGTACCCTCTGGACCTTTTTCACCTTTGGTACCCTGATCCCCTGCAGACCCTTTAATACCTTTATCTCCTGGACCGCCAGGTTCTCCTTTTTGCCCAGTAGTTCCTTGAATACCTTTTGGCCCAGTAGTTCCCTGGTTACCTTTTGGCCCAATAGTTCCTTGAGTTCCTTTAGGTCCGACTGTGCCTTTAGTCCCTTTAGTCCCTTTTTCTCCACTATTTGTAGTAAAGAAGCTAGCAGTAAAAGTTCCCGAAGTATTCGCAACGGAAGCCAGAATATTATCATTAATAAAATCAGGTTTTAAAGTTTGCTTATAAGCATAGTTAGCTGTCTGTGCTTTTGTAGCATTAGTACGCACAAACATAGAAGTATTATTAGCAACTCTCGAAACCTCGAAATACTCTGCACCTGCAACCTCAGAGTAGGTATTATTAGGAGAAACTTTAATTAAGTCGCCTTCTGTAAAATTACTTGTAAAAGAAGTGCCACTTCCAGTAATTTCGTTACTTCCAACAGACGTGGTAACTGTTCCTGCAACCAAAGTTAGTCCATTATTTGCAGCGCCTTGTTCTTTCCAATACTTATAGTTGATTACAGTTCCAAGACTATCCTGCACAGTCGAATCCGTGTGAATTTCTGCGACTTTCCACGGAACGGTTCCAATACTGGAATAGTCAAAATACCAATAAGCAGTGCTACCATTTGCAGTACTAGAGAAGTCGATTTGTTGAAGTGCCGTATTTGCGCTTGTAACGTCTAATCTTCTGCCCGAAGTAGAAACAAACGTATAATCATTATTTGCAATCTCTAGAATACCGTTTGCACTTCCAACCGCTGCAAAGGAATTAATTCTACCGCCCAAAACAAGTTTTGCGCTTCTATCAAAATTAGTGCCAGGCTGTTGAGATGCCCGCGCCGAAATAGTAAGTTCTGCGTATTCAGAAGTTTGCGCGTCTATATTACGAGTTCTTACACGGAAAGTATAAGTTCCAGCACTGACGCCTCTAAAGACCATACTAGTAGTTCCTGCACCCGCAGAAACAGTTTCATAATCTTCTGACATTCCTACACTATTAATATCGTGCTGAATATCATAAGAATCAATAAAGCGATATTTAATATCAGAGGTTGTGCCGCCCGAGTCCGTGAAACTTTCCAGAGGCTCGTTCCACGAAACAACAACATCTACCCCAGTAGAAGTCCCTTCGTCATCTAGAGAGGCAGAAGGAACAACTTCCGCACGCAAATTTGTAGGAGCAGGAACAAGAGCATCCAAAGTAGGAGTGGGCTTATACGGCTCGACATACTTTGCGTAGTTTCTTTCTAGCTCGTCAAACTTCTCATAGACATACTTGCTAGCAATAATCGAATAAAGATTGAGTTGATCTTCTTCGATTGCCATGATTCTATAACGCACCACAGCATCAGTTCTCTGATACTCGTTTACGTTAGAGATTGCCCAGATTACTTCCGATTCTGGAGCCGCAGAAAATGCGCTCGAAACAGTTACAGAAGTAGTGGCACCAGCGCCCGTAGAAATTTGCTGCTTTTCAAGACGAGTATTCTTATTAAAAGAAGTATAAACCTTGTTACCGCTATCATCGACGAGGTTTGCTGCTGCTTCAGCAGT